GAGCTGGTTTGCGCGTTGTTGTTGGGCTGCTGCGAGGGCCTGGGCGTAGCCCTGCTGCAGCGCCGTGGCCTGCTGGCCCAAGGCCCCGATGTTGGCGTTGGAGATGCCCAAGGCCAAGGCGTTAGCGCCCCGCTGCGAGCCGAACTGGCCGCCGCCCACCGCGCCGGCTGTCAGGCCGGGCGACAGGTTCTGTTGGATGTTCTGCTGGTTCGCAAGCCTGATCTGGTCCACTACGTTCTGGGTGTACGGGTTCATGTAGCCGCCCACCAGATCGGCAGCGCTGCTCGTTCCGGCGGTCAGGTAGGGGTTAGCCTGCGACAGGCCGCTGGTGGTCGTTCCCGCGGTCAGGTATGGGTTGGCCGCGCCGGTGATGTCCGTGGCACCAGCTTTTTGAAAGGTCTGGCCCGCGGTAGTTAAACCGGGCTGGTAGTTGCCTACGTTGCTCTGTACGTTGCTGAACGCGTTATTTTGGAGCTGCGTTGGGTTCCACGCGGAGGTATCCACGTTCGCGCCTGCGGTTGTGCCCTTTTGGGCCAGATTGGACAGGTAGTCGGTGTAATACTGCGGCGTCGTGGTCGACGTTGTCTGCGAACTTTGGGTTAAATCAGCCATTCTTTTTCCCCTTTGAGGACTTCAGGTATTCTAACGGGGACTTGGCATCCGGGGGTAACTTGTCCGGGGGTGCCGAACGGGCTCGTGCGCGGATCGCTTTTACCATCTCGTCCAGATTCTCGGCCCCGGCCTTGTTGGAGCCGTTGCCCAAGGCCGCCACCACGTCGGCGCTGAACACGTACTCGCCATTGGCCAGCATGGCGGCAATATCGTCACTAGTACCGTCACCCTTGCCCTCGACGTACTTGCCGCCTAGGCCGCTCAGGCCGCCTGTGCGCAGCAGCGGCGTGCCGTCGTAGTTGGGGTGGGTATCGTCACCGGGCTGTCCGCCGTCGGCTAAGTGCATGCCGCGGGACTGCAGCAGAGCCGCAAGCTGGGGCAGCACCTTGGGGGCATACGAGCCCCCCATCTGGCCTTGTTGCAACAGCTTGGGGCTGGCCACCTTGCTGTCAAAGCCAATCGCACCCAGGCTCTTCAAGGCGGACATCACGTCATCGGGCTGGCCGCCGTCAGCGAGGTGCACCAGTCCGCCACGAGCGTACATCGGCTGCGCGGGTTGCTGAAAGGGCTGCGACTCCAACTGCGCGATGTTGAGCGTCTCGGGGTTCACGTCGTTCACGTAGTTGTACGCGGTTGAGGGCATGTCAGTTAATCCCGCGTAGAGCTGTTTGAGTTGGTGTTCGGTCATATCTGATCCCATCTTTCCTACGGTCATGAGCTTGCCGGCAGCGGCAGCGGGGTCGGTGTAATTGAAGGTTGGCAATGCGCCAGTAGAAGCTGGCGCAGCTGATGCGGTTACCGTCGGCAAGTTTCCCGTTAATTTGGGAAGATTTATTTTCGGAATGTTGATGCTTGGAAGGTCAACGGTGGGCAGGTTACCTACGGCGCTGCTTATCGCATCACCCACCGGCTGCAGTACCGACGTTACCGCGTCGCTACCGGCCTGTGCCACATCCTTGATTGGCTGCTCCAGGGGCTGCAGGACCCTGGTAGCTGCATCTGAACCAGCCTGCGCCACGTCCTTGATCGGTTGCTCCAGGGGCTGCAGGACACTGGTAGTGGCGTCGCTTACGGGTTGTAGGGCGTCCTTGATGCCGGATAGGTCCACCGTAGGCAGGTTGGAGGTGATGCCGGAGAAGGTGTCCCCAAGGCCAAGGTCACCGAGGTCGGAATGGGCGAGCGTAGTTGCGCCAGCGTTGAGCGCCGCCCTAGCGGGGTCTTGCCCTAAAAGGCCAGACTTGGTGGCCGCGCTGGCGGCATCCGCGGCGATCTTGGCGATGGTAGGGTCGTCGATGCTACCCAGCACCTGGGAACCGACCTCAGCCCCCGCAGCACCGGCCAGGGTGCCCGTGGCGGAGCCCACGATAGCCTTCCCGATCTGGTCAGGCGATTGCCCGCTGATGGTGCCCATGACAGCGGCCGTTCCCGCGTTAGTTGCCATCTGTTGCCCAAGTGGGCTGCTAATGACGCTTTTTACTTCCGCAGAAATTTCTGGGGTGACGTACTGCGATGCCAATAAACTAAGCGCGCCGTTTTCCAAGGCTTTTTCTGGGGGCACGCCCCGCGCTATTGAAAGCCCTGAATTGGCTATTACGGTACCCACCGTAGTCGCCGCGTTGGTGGCTGCCGCAGCCGCAGCAGTAGCAGCGGCCTCAGTACCGCCAGCCGCAAGCACCGCGCTACTGGCGGCTTCGGCGCTAGTTAACAAGCCACTTTCCATGAGAGAAGCGCCAAGGGACGCACCCGCGCCCGCGGTGGCCAACGTCAAGCCGATAGCCATAACCGCTTGCGGCGTAAGAACACTGCCGACGGCATTGCCAAGCTGGCCTAAAAATCCGCCGCCATCGTCGTGGTGGTAAACAGGTAATCCAGTTTCTGCGTCGATACCGTTGTAGCTCATCCCAGCAGGAGTGGCAGCACGATAGGCCGCATCCTGTTCTGGCGTTACTGAGTACCCCGTTTGTGCTTTTGGAGAAACAGAAACAGCAGTATTCGCATACGGCAGCCCCGTATCGGGGTCGAGATTAGTATCGCGTCCACCTGACATACTTATTTCCTCATGGCGTTGTTAAGCGCAAACGCCCAGTCCTGCCACGTGGCAAACCCACGGCTGTCCGGGACCCCGGGAAACCTGCCGATACCCGACAACGCATCCGCCCACGTCGTCCACTTGTCTTCCGGCACGGTGCCCAGTTGGTTGGCCGCGAACAGCTCGGCCATGAGGGAGCACCAGTAGTCCCACTCTAGGTTCCGGGGATCGTAAATCTGCGCGATCATGGGTTGCCCGTAGAACGGCTATCGCCGGTGGTCACAGACAGCAGCACCCGGCCCGTCTGGTAGGTTCCGCCCGCCACGTTGGACTCAAACCGCAGCCGCATCTCGCGGCGCTGCTCGCGCATGTCGATCTTGAGCGTGGTCGGATCAAACGAGTAGGGGCTGGAGTCAACTACGGCGTCGTCGGCGTAGCCTTGCCCGGTAACGGTTACGGTCATGGTGCCCGTCTGCACGAAGTCAGGCTCAATGCGCTCTAGCCGTGTCCACAGGTTGTCGCCGGGCTGCTGCTGGGTGCCCACCAGCCCGCCCAAGGTGCCGATGCTGTTGGTCTCAAAGTAGCTCTGGATCGCGGTGACACTGGTCAGGTAGATGGAGTCGTAGCCTGTCTCATGCTGCCACAAGGTGGCCTTGCCAGTGCTATTCAACTCATTGCCGGCCCAAAAGGGTTTGGGGAATACCTCCGAGAACACCCCCGCAGACCTCCGGGCACCTAGCGCCTCGCCCGCGTCGTACCACGACTTGTTGCGCACGTTGTAGATGATGGCGTCGGTGCATTCCGTGGCGTCGCCCTTGGGATAAAACCACCATATCTCGCCAAACCGGCTCACCTTGCTGGCCCATACCTTTTGGCGCTGGGAGATGTTGACGTTGTCAAAGAAGTAGTTCTGGTTCAGCTCGTTTGGTATCTCTTGGACCGTACCGTTGTAGCACAGGAACCGGTCTACGCCGATCCAGTAGAAGATGCCGTCGTACTCGATAACGCAGCTCGACGACATGATAGAGGTCTGACTGCTAACCAAGTCGTAGGTCCAGTAGAAGTTCTGGCCGCCCGCCGAGGATGGTTGGAAGGACACGCGAATCAGGGCGTCAACGGCCCAGAACAGGCCAGACGGCGACGTAGAGCCGCCCCGGATGGGTAGGCCCTTGACGATCTTTCCGGTGGCCACGTTGTTGGCGTTGGCGTCGGCCGAGACCCAGTTGGAAAAGTCGCCTGCGCTGGAGTTCTGGATCAGGCCGTTGTCGCCGTACACGAACAGGTACGGGTGGAGTACGATACACCCGCCAGACACGGCTATGTTGTTGTCGAAGGTAGCCGTGATGCTGCCCGTAGCCGTGGCAGCCGCCGACATTGTGACCGCCGTGCCAAGGATAGACACCACCGTGGTGCCCGCTGGGATACCCGTGCCCGTGATGCTTTGGCCCGCGCCAACGCGCACATTGGCCGCAGAGAGGGTAAAGATGTTGGTGCTATTGGTAGACCCAGCGGCGGTAAACACGCCCACCTTGGACATGGTAAGGCTGCCGGAAATGCCGGGGAACGTGCCGTACAGCACCGGGGTGGCGGCGGAGGATGTCATGTACGTAAGGTTCTGCCCGGGGTGCGCCACCAAGTTGTTGGTGTTGTTGCCCGTGGAGTCATACGCAATGTCAAACTGCCACAGGTTGTCGTTGCTTGCGGTAAAGTTGCTCAAGCTGTAGGTATAGGGACCGGAACCCACGCCGCCCACGGGGCTGGTGATCCATTGCTCTAGGCCGTTGTTGTAGCCGGATACCACGTAGTTGAAGCCGTTAACGGTGCTCATGGCCATCCCACGAGAGATTCCCGAGGCGTTCAAGAATACCGCGTCATACCCACCGATCTTACGGGGCCGGTTGCGCTGGAAGCGCACCCACTTGCCGTCGGTAAAGCAGGGGGCGTCAAACTGCGTTCCGTCCCGCTGTATCCCCGAAGGGATGTCCATGGATATGACTTTTTGGGTCATTAGAACGTGCCCCCGCTGATGCCGTTGATGACGGTAAGCCCGGAGGAGTTGAAGTACCCTACTGCCGTGTTTGCTATCACAAAACTAACTTGGCCCGTTGCAGGCAGATAGATGCCCGAATTTACGTCGCCAGTAAACTTTATGGAGGGCACCGAGAGGGAGCCATTGCCAACCGTCAACGAGGTAATTGAGCTGGATGCCCCCGAAGCGGCGTTGTAGACGTTGGTTCCGTCGCAGATAAGCACCAGTGAAGTGCCCTGTGCGATGGTCACAGACGCGCCCCCACCAACCGCGGTTTTTACGGTAAAGGTGTACGCGCCCGTGGTGTTGTTGGTAAAGGTGTACAACTGCACCGTGGACGGCACAATTACGATCTGGTTGCTGGTCAGTATGCCGCCGTATGATTGGATCGTATTGGCCGCCTGCGTCGATGACAGGGTAAGCGTTCCCCCAGTAACAGATAGCGATAGCAGGGTATACGCGAAGGTGTTTGACCGGCCCAGTCCAAAGCTATTCCATCCGGCACCATTTGACACGAGGCTTATCGACTCGGCTAACTGGAGCTGTTGGGTGGAGTTTCCATCAATGGTTTCAGACCCGGCGGGCGTAATCGTGAGCACACCGGTGCCGTTATTTTTGATGGTAATAAACCAGCCCGTTCCTACCGTCGCCGCAGAGGGCAGCGTCAGTGTCCCCACGCCACCGGTCCACACGCTCAGGTCGGCGCTGTTGGTGGCTGTTAGGGTGTAGCTAGAGCCATACGCGACTACGGGGTAGACCTGGTTCAAGGTCAACCCAGACGCCGCAAGGCCGTACCCGGCCAGCGCGGAGGCGTTCGCCGACGATGTGCTTGCCCCAAAGGTTACGGTAGACCAGACCCCGTTGGTCGTGGTGTTGTCGGTCACGAAGACGAACTGCGAGATACCGGAGGCCACGGCCACGATGGTGTTGCCAGAGTTGTCGGTAACCGTGAAGGTGTTGGAGCCAATGTTGCGGATCAGCGCAGACTGGCCGGTAGACACCTGCGCGGCGGGAGGCATCTCCAGCAGCAACCCGGTCGTGGTGGCCGTCACGTCGATGATGCTGCTCACCGGCGTGTTGGTGTTGCCGTTTACCGGCCACTGCAGGATCGTGTTGGCGCTTATCGACAGCGCCTCATAGCTGACCGCCGAGGGGTTGATGGTCTGGCCAGAGAATGGGTTGGTGTAGGAGGTCATGTTTAGGAGTCCTGGACGATGGATTGACGGTCACCAACGCGAAGCTGGTCCTCGACCTTCAACGCGGCCATGGCGGCGTCGAATAGCCCACCCCACACCGCCAGGCGGGCATCGTCCTTCAGGAACGGCGCGGTCTGCTTCAGGGTGCCGTACAGCATGGCGTTGGGCGCGTTCTGGGTCAGCCAGTTTGTCTGGTTGTCGGACGCCAGCGGCTGCAGGCGGGTGTAGCACAGCGTCTCGAAGGCAAAGTTGCTGCTGGGCGTGGGCGCCACGAACCAGTGGTCCGCGTCGTAGTCGGCGTAGTAAATGGGCGTCCCAGTGGCCGTGACGTTGGGGGCGTAGTTGTTCAGGTACTCCAGCTTGCGCAGGTAGATGGGCTGCTTCTGGCCGGCCGTGGTGGTCAGGGTCATGGAGACCGTCTTGCGCCAGCGTGCGGGCTTGGCGATCACCGGGTTGCCGATGTTCATGGTGCCGTCGGCCACCATCATCTGGCCTAGGGTCTTGATGTCCTGCGCGATCTCAAACTCGGCCAGCATGATGGCCGTGGGGATAAAGTTAACTACGGCAGCGTCAGTGCGCTCCAGGTACTGGAGAACCGTGGACGTAAGGCTATCGTAGGTAAGGACGGCGGCGGGCGTGGTCATTTGTCGGCCTTGGCATCGAGTTTGTCAAAAATCTGTTTGCATATGGCCTTGATCTCGTCGATGTCGCGGTGGTAGTCGTCCTTGGTGACGTACTCCTTTTGCATGTTCCGCACGTCCACGTCAAGACGCTCTACCGACCGGGTGATACTGTTTATCACCCAACCCCCGAAGAAACCTATGAGGCCTAGGCCGAGGTTGATCAGCGTCTGTGCGTCCATATTTTTCCCTAGGCAAGTTGAGATGCGGCGGATTGCACCTGTGCGACACGATTCCCCCAGCCCTTGCCGAAGGTTCCCCAAGTCGGAAGACTTTCCATGAATTGTAACCGCGTGTCATTATATTGGGCAATTAACGTCTGCACCGGCTTGGCATTCACGGCGGCCAGGGTTCCCGGCCCGATGGCACCGTCGGCGGGTACGCCCACAATCTGCTGCAGCCACTTTGCGGCGCGCCCGGGGCCGCTATTGATTGCCGCGTCAAATACCGCGTAATCCAGGCCCGCGGGCAGTTTATCTCCCGATACCGCGTCCCAATACTTGCGCTTGTAGAGGGGTTTCACGTCATCCTTTGTCAGGTTGCGCATGTCCGCCTCTGATACCGGATGGCCAACAAACATTTCCCATACCGCCTTCGTGCAGCCCAAATTGGTCATTCCCCCCGGGTCTTTGGGGTTATTGACGAATCCCCCCTCGGAAGCGAGTACGTGTGAAAGGCATGTGTCAAAATTCGTAATCATGGTGTTGTAAGATGGTTTTGCGGTATGTCACCGCTTAATTTTTGGAGATCAAAATGCTTTTTACTGTAACGGTTGAACTGGCCGAAAGCGGCTACTTTGAATTTTGCACCGAGTCCCTGTTCCATGTCATGGAATTCGCCCAGATCATGGGTAACCTCGACGTTACCGACGAAGACTTTGAAGACGAGGCCTTCGAGGTCGAAGACAGCATCTTCCAATACTTTGACGACGGTGAAGAGTATACCTACGACGAAGACGCCGACTGCTACTGCTGGTACGACGAAGAGCATGATGCCTGGTACTGGCTGAATGAAGAGACCGGCGACTGGCTGTTGGTTGAAGACGAAGTGGAAGAAGATTCCGAAGACGAAGCTGAAGAAGAGTAATTTAGCACGATCATGCTAAAGGTGAGAAGGGGCTACGGCCCCTTTTCTTATAGGTGCGCGACGTCAATTACTTCACCACGAAACTCGATCTGGCCGTTTTTCCATTTGTGCGCCAACTCGGGCCACAGCAGCTCGCCGTCCTTGAACGTCAGTACGGCAAAGCCGGAGCGATGGTTCTGCGGGTTCTCTTCGGCGTACTCAAACTGCGGACCGTTAGTCTCTGCGAGTGTCCCGGTGTCCACCCCGAACCTGTTGCCTGAATAATCCGCGTAGGGCGTTACCTTTAGACTGTGTAGGTGCCCGGTAACGATGCTCTTGCCCGCGTTGACGGTGTTATTGTGGGTGGCGTGGACACCGCCCTTGTAGCGGTGCTTGACGATGACGTCATCCGTCAGCCAGGTGCTCATGCAGAATTCCCAGTCTTGGAAGTGATCTTTTAGGCTGAACCCCGGGGTATTCACGTACTGGGGTGCATTGGAGGCAAGGCGCATCTCGAAGCGGGCATCATGGTTGCCCATCGTGTACACAAGTTTGGCGTTATGGCGTACCTTTTTGGTAAGCTCAACGATCTCGCCAAGCATCTCCTTGCAGGTGTTCAGCTCATCAATCACGCTTGGTGTACGAGACCAACCCAGAGGTGGATGGCGAGAGATAGATGCACCGTCAAAAGCATCGCCATTGCAAATAACTGCCTTCGGCTGT